CACCAGTCTTAGCGCCAAATGAAACTTGAGTGCTTGGAGCACCGTCCCATGCAACAATTGCTCCACCTGTAGCAGATGCCTGTAGAACACCACTTGTTGAGAGAGTGGCATCATATGCGTCTTTTGCAAGTACGTTTACATATCCAGTTCCATCATTAACAACTGTTGTTGAACCAGCAACGTCTGTGTTAGAAGCAAGAGTTCCTGCTGTTGCTGTATCTTGAACACGTCCAAAACTGTTTGCTACAGAAAGAATATTTGTCTTAGCAGTTGTTCCAGCATAGATGGTTTTAATATCAATAGTAGAAACTGTTGCGCCAACCTTTTTCTTTTGTGTTACCGTTACAGTGCCTGCACCATTAACAGTTAACTTAACATTTGTTGGCAATGTAACCGCTGTTGAGGTTGTAGCCGTAAATGTAAATAGTTTACCTAAATTGGTAAGTGTTACCCCTGTAGGGTTTGATCCTGCTGCTGTGTAATCAGTAAATGTTGCAGGACCAGAAATTTCTAGAGAAACGTTATCGTCTGCTGTAGAAGCCAAAGTGTCTGAAGTTGTTAATACAACTACTGCATTAACTCCAGCCTCTGCTTTGGTTGTGTCTGCTAATACTGTTACACCACGAGCACCGCTAGCCAGAGTGTCGGATAATACATATCCAGCACTTACTGCTGCCTGCGCCTGTGGAATTGCAACAAAAAATGTGCTTGTTACGGCTGCAGCCATAACTAAAGCGATTTTTTTAAATGAATTCATTATTCTCCTCGTTAGTTTTATATTATATTTAATTTGTCAAGAAAATCTCTAACATCATTAGGCATTTCCCTGTTGTCTAATTCTACCATAGCCCTCTGCTTCTCTGCAAGTCGCGTAGAGGTAGACCAAGTGTGAATTTCAATCTCATGGTTAGAATCTTTAGGTGTGTGTGATATTGCTCCAAAAACAGCGCCACATACAGCATCTGCTAGGTCCTTAGATTTTTTACGTGGATGGTCAACTCTAGTATTTTTCATAATTTTGAGTTCTGACATTTCTTCCAGTAACAAAGGAATTCTTGGTATTGCAACTCTCTCTTCATATATCATCATTGCTAAGTCTTCATAGTGTTTCTTGGCAACAGAAACGGTATCTGTCTTTATGCCTACCGCTTTTAATTCCTGCTGAATATCAAATGATTGCCAGCGGTCAAATGAAACAACTCCAATATTAAATCCTTGTCTGCGTAAATTAATGATCCACTGCTTTACTTCTGATAAGTTAACTGGACCTTCTGCTTTTGGTTCCCACCAAGCAACTGCATCAACAATAACCATTGGCGCTACTTGTTGATAATCTTTAATAACCTGAATATTTACCCACTTGTCTACGTGAGCAATTGCTACAGCACACTTGTCATGTTTTTGTGCAAGGTCAGCATGAATATAATATATTTTTTCTGGATCAGGTTTAAATGATTCATCAAACCTTCTAAAATTATCAACTGGGTTTCTTAATGTCATACATTTTTCTAACTTATCCTTTTGTTTAAAAAATGCATCTGATGCAAATGTTGGTGTGCATGCAAAGCGCATCATCGCATCGCCAAGGTCTGTGTAAAATGCTAATTTAAAGTCATCTATTTTTCTAGTAGGGTTTACCTCCCATGTTGTTTTTTTAAGTGCTAAAACTTTTGGAACCTTATAAGAAAGAATCGTATCTTCTTCCCATGAAATTTCAAATTGATTATTTGGATCATTGTGTGGCAGGTCTTCATTCATAATAAAAAGGTGCTTTTTTTCAATAGTTTCTTTTTCTGCAATAACATCTTCATATCTCTTAGAAATAAAGTCACCCTGATAACGAGGGAATGAAAGTAATACTACTTTACCTAAATCTGGAAAACGTGAGTCTACAGACCCACGAAATGCTTTATAAATGTTTTCTGCAGTTTTACCTTGCTCATTACCAGTTCCAACTTCAGATGCAAAACCAGAAATTTCATCAAGGACTGCAAGTAATAAGTTTAAACCTTCATGCGATTCTCTTTCTGAGTGTCCAGAGTAAACAGTAATTGATTTATTAAACTCAACACTGTCAGCCTTTGCATTATACTTTCCTGCAAACCATGGTGATTTTTCTATTTTAGTTTTAAATCCTTTAAAGAATACGTTCTTTGCTTGTTGTGCGTTAATGGCTACGTTGATGATATCAATTGCATCCCCGCTTGGTTTTCCATAATACCTAGCAGGATCTTTAAGGCACAATAATTTATAAACTATATATGCACAGGCTACCGTTGATACAAAGTCTTTTCCAGATCCTTTTCCAAGTTGCAAGATAATTTCATTTTTAGTATATTTATCAAAATATTGAGCGCCAGCAACAGATCCAAATATTTCCTGTAATTCTTCTTTACGATAAATTTGACTCATTGCTTCTACAATTTCATATTGTATTAAAGATAATTCTGGCTGGCCAAGATAATCAGCAGACTCAACAAATGTTTTTGCGTCTACTGGAATTTCATCAAATTGATTTTCTTTTAAAACTTCTAAAAAATCATTGAACATCTTGGACAATTGTGATTACCTCTCCCTCTTTAGCAATCTGAGAAAGACGTCTCATAATTAAATCACGAACCTCTGGATGGGTTGATGCAATGTCTCTTAAAATTTCAACAAGGACTTCTTGTCGTCTTTCAATTTCAACCATTTCTTCTGCAAGTTCTTTGTTTTCTAGAAGTCCTGCTTTTTGTAACATTTCAATTCTAGATTTTTCAATATCCATTACTAACTTGATTGCTTGAGTTTTTGCACTAAGATTATTAGTCATACTTGATTCATCAATTACTTCGTATGCTTTTGTAATAAGTTTTGTATAGTGCGTATCAGCACCAGCAAGAGCCTCTTTAGCACGAGCACGAATTGCATCGTTGGCAGAAGCCATAACTTTCCACTCGTTAATTAATGAAACAACACGAGTACGTGGAATGTCTAACTCTTTAGAAATTTTTGTTGGATCTTGACCTTTAAGATATTCTGTAACCACTTTGTTAACTTCGTCAAGATGCTCAATTAATTCTGTCTCAGTTGACATTTTTTTCCTTTGCTATTTTTAATAAAACTAAATATCCTATTAAGTCATCAATATCGTTGTCTCCAATGTACTCAGTGCCTTTCATTAATCTACTTAACTTATCATCAATTCTAACTCTAAGTTGTTCTGCTGGATCTGCTTTGCTAAAAATTCTAACAGGATCTAATGCAGAATCTCCATATGCAATATTTTTTTCAATAAGCATTTGTGCTATTGCGTGACATGTTTTCCAAATTTCATTACCAGATGGGGCGCCAATAGAATTTAAATATAAATCTTGACAACTAAATTCTTTAACGTCTTCAAACACTGGTTTTAATTTCATCTTTTAGACTTCCTCAGTCCAAACTTTGCAAGGTAGACATAAACAGTTTCCACAGTACATCCACACTCCTTTGCAATCTCTTCTGGAGTCTTCTTATCCATAACATAACGCTTACGCATAAAAATCTCTGATGTATATAGTTTAGCAGCCATAGTATTATTTGTCAACTTCCGCCTCAGAAATATCATAATCATATGCATTTGAATCTTCTAACACCCATTTATCATAACTTTCAACATCCCACTTATTTGTATTTATAAGTCTTTGTATTACTAGATCTTTCTTAGTTACAAATGATGGTTCTTTTAGTCTAATACGGTTATTTGGTTGTACCGCAAAATTTCCATCATCTCTTTGAATAACATGTCCACATTTATGTTGTCCTGGATTTTCTGAGTATCCATCGTCTAAAATATTACTTTCTGGATTATGCCAGTCTAAAGTAAATAAGTATTTTCCGCCAACGTTATTTTTATTTCTATCTATATACGACATTCTCATATTACTTAAGTTTTCAAATTTTGTAACTGCTATGTGTGGACTAAAAGAATTCCAAAGCACAAGGTTGTAAATTGGCTCTTCAGGAACTCCTGGTTTTGTGCAAAATGCATTGATTGGCATTCTCCACCAAATTCCTCCATCTTCCATTAAAAAATGAAATAAAGGACTTCTACTTTTAATACTAGACACACCAAAAATTACACATGGGAAATATTTATCATGGCTATCTTCTTGATCTCTTAAAAAATTACCACGGACATAGCACTCAATTGGTGGTATGTTAGCGTTTAACTCTGGCATTATTCCTCAACTCTCATTGCTTTATTCCAGTTATTAATAGCCCAATGGCCGATACCACAAGCATCAGCAACGTCATTATCGTCAAGACTTTTATCGTAGTTGATTTCAATTAGTCTAATTGTCCTTTCTTTTCTAATTTGTCTTTCATAAGACTTGTACCAAGAATCTGACTTTCCTGGATTTTTTGCTCTAATATCTATTTGTTCTTCTTTTGTTAATCTTTTATTTCCTAAATAATTTTGCCAAGTAATTGGTGCTACTGTTCCTATTTGTTTTGTTCCAGTTAATCCTGCTGCTCCTAATAGTGCTCCCTGAACAAGTGCAAGGTCAGCAGCAGTTTTTGGACTATTCATAAAAACTGTGTGCTCTATTACAATTGCTTCAAAACCACCAGAGTATTCAAAAAATGCTTTTGTTTTTGCACACGCATCCATTACCTTTTGATAGTTTGTATTTCCTTCAAATTTTATTTTTCCAACTGTGGTAAGTTTTTTATTGTTAAATAATGCAAAGGCAAGACTTGTAGTGCTTGCATCAATAGCGCAAATTGTTTTAGGTTCACCATTGCTGTTCATAATCAATAAACCCCTTTATTTGTTTTAACATTTTATCTACTTCTTTTTTATTTACATTACAATTAGGACAAAACCCAGAATCATTATATATTGAAAGTTGTTCTCCACAACCACCAATACAAAGTCTTTTTTTTCCTATTCTTCTTTGTCTACGGGTTATTTGATACCTTTCGGCTATCTTGATTTTAGTGGACTCTTCTCTACAAGTATCTCCACAATAAATCTGATAACTTACTTTTGGTTTAAACTGGGTCTCGCATCTTTCACATAGTTTCACATTAACGGGTCCTCTTCATCCTTTAATAATATCAGAGGTTTGATCTTGATTGTTCCAGTACCTGCTTCAGCGCAGGCTTTTTGGATTGGACATACCTTACAAATTTTTGAATTTGAGCGATAAGGTACCTGTGGCAACTCTTTATCTTGCCAATTTTTATAAACCATTCTCATCCAGTCAAATGCTTGCTCTACCCAATTGCGATAGTGTTCGCTTACAACTACTGGCAGAGTAAGTAATTCATGATTGTTTTTATTTTCATAAATAATTACACCATTACGAATTTTCCAAACCTTCATATACATTAACAATTGCATTAGGTGACCCATTTTAGGTTTTCTACTTATTTTTTTATATTCAAAATCATCGTTTCTTATTGTTTTAATTTCACCAATAAGTCTTTCACCTTTATAGTCAATCATGACATCGCCATAACCATCAAAAGGTGGGTCATCAATCTTAACTCTAAACTCCATTGCTGGGTGTGTTTGTTGATTATATTTTCTTGGTATTGGATCAAATTCTAAGTCTTCTGCAAGTAAGCCAGAAGCCTCTATTGCTTCTTGAATTCTTCCGTGTCCAAGACTTCCCTGTGTTCTATTTGCTACACCAATTGCGTCTGAGTTATCATAAAATATTTGACCATCAAATGCTAGATACCAATACCTTGGACATTCTCCTGAGCCATAGGTTAGGTTGGATGCAGAGAAGTTAGTTTTCTTAGTAAACTTTGGTTTTGTTTTAGTAAGGTAGCCAGCATTTATAGCAGTTGCCAAACCTTCAACAAGATTTTCATCTTCTTCGCTATTTCTTTTTTTCTTTTTGGTATTTTTAACCATAATCTGTTCTAATAAATTTTTAGCCATTTTTTTATCCTTTGTTTATATTAATTATAGCAGGTTAGCGCATTATGTATTTAAGCGCTGATACCAAATCGTTTATTGCTTGTGCTGCTGTAAAATATATGTTTTTCTTTGCCCTGTCGGATTTGTCAACATTAGCCATCCAGGTGGCCTTAAAAGACATCTTTGCTGCAATAGCCTGTAGTCTTACAATTTCAAGACTAGCAGCCTGGAGGGGAATGTCTGGCTTTATAATAATCTTTGCAATCATAGTTAAGGCAACAGTTAACTCTTCATCTTGCATATAGTCTGCAATCTCTGTTAAACCATTTACCATATCAAGCGTTGTTTTTTGTGATCCTGTCTCAGACATCATATTCCTCTTCTGTTAATTGTTCTAGCATATTCATTTCAATTATAGCAAGTCTTACCTTTGTGTTTCCTTCTCCAAGAATTACAATAATGGCTGGAGACTTATCTCTACCCGCTTGAATAGAATCAGTAACAGCCTTTGCCCATACATCTTTATTTAATGTAAAAGATTTGCTGACTTCTTTAAAATCAACAACAAAATCACGCCATGTTGCATCACCCTTCTGTGTATTTCTACCAGAATTCTTATGTTGCTTAGCACCTATTCTTTTACTTTCGTTCTTTTCGCTCATAATCTTTCTTTGTTGGAGGTAATAGGCTAACTTTTGAAATATGTTTTTGCGTACACATCCATGTTGCATCTCCAGTTTCTCTCCAATATCTTAAAGATGTAACAACTTCTTCACAAGTTTTACATGGCCACTTGCCAGGATATACGGTAAATTTTAACTCAGGCATTAATTATTTTTGCCTTAAGTTGTTCTTGTAAATCTAGATCTTCTTTAACACGATCTATAAAACCATCACGACCTTGTACTTTTGTTCCATCATCTAACTGATACCATGCGCCAGTTCTATTGACTAGCCCCATTGATTCTGCGGTATCAACTAAATCTCCTATTGCATCAATACCAATATCGTCACCTCTAAAATAAAAATCATACTCACCAGATTGGAACCCTGGAGAGGTTTTAGAGAACTGGAGTTCCCAACGAATTTTTCTACCAATTTTTTCTTCAATTAGTTTATCCCCAATCTTAATCTTTCCCTTAAGTGCTTGATTTTCTGACTCAGAAGAAAACAATTTAATTACGCAAGATGAATAAAACTTGGTAGCCTGCCCCCCAGAAGGTTGCTGACTTGTGTACATTGCATTAATATTATTTCTTGATTGTGAAATAAGAACAAGCAATGTAGGTTTTACTTTGTTATTAGCGTAGTTAAGCATTTTCCAAGCATTGCTAAAGTCTCTAGATTCTGCACCAATTTGTTTTGTATTTTCAAGTGCTTTCATTTCATCTGAATCTTTTTCAAAATATATAGCAGGAAGCATTGAAGTAATTGAATCAACTACAATAAGATCAACTCCAGCATTCATTAGTCCAACACCAACGTCTACCATGTCGCTAATAGTACGTGCTTGTGAGTAAATTAATTTTGTTGGATCTACCCCAAGTTGTTTTGCCCAATTTTCTGAGTAAGACATTTCAGAATCAATCCATGCACAAACCTTTCCTTCTTTTTGTGCTAAAGCAATCATTTGTAAGCACATAGATGATTTAGCAGATGACTTGCTGCCCCATATAAGGACTTGTCTTCCGTATGGTAACCCACCACCTAGAGCACGATTCAAACCAAAACTTGGAGTTGGTTGATACTCAAAAGTAATTCCTTCTCCTGTTCCAAGACGTTTTCTAATTCTTGGGTCTAACTGCGATAGTACATTTTGTATATTAACTGACATTTACATCCTCCATAATTACCGTGCCATCTTTGGTTTTACCAAAACTAAATTTATACGATTTGCCTTCTTCAATATGCATATATGCTTTTGGAAATGCAGTAGGAAATACTGTTACTGAATGCAAATCTCTTGAAGTATCTGCTAAAGTTAAAGAA